TTAGTGCTCTTTTAAATGCCAGTTAGAAATTATTCTTTGAAATGTCCTGCTGCTTGGTAACTCAACCTCTTTCTGGGCGCTTTTTTCGGCTACTTTTTTTCGTAAATTTGTAGCGGTTATATTTGAGTTTTTAGATAGTATTTGATCGATCAGTATTGCCTGCTCTGGGTGGCAAGATACATAAGAATTTGTGCATCCTTTATACTGGGGAATTAAACCATCTCGACCAGCCTCCTTGTAAGCTTTTTTCCAACTCCAAAGTGTCGATTTATTACACTTTGCAATTATGTCATACACCCAATCAGGAACGCCTTCGATCGTCTTCATCGGGAATTTCTCGGCAATAGATTCAACTACCAACCTTACCCCACCACCATTTTGGTTCTTATAGTGTTCGATGGCCCCTAAAATGAGCATACGAGCATCGGCAACTGCCTGCTGTTTGGACTGATTATTTTGTTTTGAGTGATTCTGGACTGATTTAAATCTGTCTGTTCTAGACTTTTTCGCCAGTTCAGAATTATGTTTAGTCACGCTTGAAAGGACTAAATCATAGCTTTCGCGAGCAGATTGAAGCTCTGCAGATGCACGATCAAAGGTCGTTTGAGCCTCTTCAAGAAACGCCCTGGCTTCTTCGATATCATCCGTCTGCATGGCCAACATCTCCATTTTGTTCCATCCGCCGCGACAACAATATATGTCGCATAGCAACAGATGCGAGGCCCTCTATGACCGAAATTAATTGCTCACGGGAAAATCCTTTGAGACGATCTTCATTTAAAGTCTGCGTTAAAGGTGGCCTTGGGTTATAAAAATTGACGACGACAACGTTGTTGTTTTGAGTATCTGAAGACATGTTTTTTTCTCCAATGGCAGCTTTTGAAGGCTGGGTCGTTGGCAATCGGAGCCAACATCCGGGAGTTCAAAACTGCCACTGGACAGCCCTGCGACCTTTAGGCTTTCGCCCTGTACATACGTCGCAAGCTCCCGGACTAAACCAAATTATGAAGACAAACGCTTTTAAGTGCTTGTCAGAAATAAGGCTATCAGTTGACATGTCCGAATTCAGTGGTGGGTTTTGAAGCCCAACACACTTATACACCTGAAATAATCACCTCGCCAGCCTTCATTGATTTCTTGCCCCCACCCACGCTATAGGTCGTCTCCACGGCCTTTATATTGGCCCAGATGAACAGTTCTCTGACCTCTGGGACGTCATTTAAAGACACTATAAAAAACGGCCTTTAAGGCCCTTTAAAAGGGTTGCTAAATCTTCGCGTTTGCCGCCGATGTACGGCGCGATGGGGTTTATTTTAGGGATGGTATGCATTAGAGAATCCGATAATACTAAGCCCGCCTGTGGCTACAGGTGGCGGGTCGGCCAGAGCTAGGCCAGTTCTGATCGAGGGCGTTATCCGCGCCCGGTTTGAGGTGTTAGAGCACCTCATCCCCCGCCCGGCCACTATGGCCGAACGGAGAGGGTTTTTGCTATTTTTTTGGTAGCTTTTTTGCGGCTTTAATACGGCCTGAAACCTTGATGTATTTCGGCGCATCCTTAAACCCCGGCGATAGTTTTTTTAAAGCCGCTGTCAAGGCATCGAGCTGATCTTGCAAGGCCTCATTTTGTTCGTGAACCGTAACTTCGGCGATAATTTTTTTCCGTTTTTCACTGTTGATACTCATTAGTCTGTCCATCCCCATACATGTGGTTTAATACGTTGTTCTTTGCCATTGAGTGTTTTGATTTCGATGATCGGGGTTGTTCCGGTCCCCATGGCAGAAGACGCCACGGCTTCGATCCAGCGGTAAGTGCCATCAAAGTCACCCAAATCCGTAAGCGTAGCCACCTCTTTGGTCACGTTGTTGTCGTTGGAAAGGGTCACCGTTAAGTCAGTGCCTAAAACGGCGGTGCCGCTTACGTCTTTCCATAAAAATATCATGGTTTGTTCGACGGGCTGTATGTCGGGGGCGGGAATGTTCGGAGAAACAAGGGTCATGTCGGCGGGTACATCGGTCGTATAAAAAACACATTCAGAACAAGACCATGGGTTTCCTGAGGCCCCCGACATCTTAACCCAGATGTATCGGTACGGCGTGGTGGTTACAAACCCTGATAGCTTCTCGAAAATGACTTGAGAGCTGCTGCTATCAACAATCGATCCAGACCCAAGATTTGTGGCGGTGGCGGGGTCGTTTATATTACTGCCCAACAAGCTAAATGTAATGGCGGCACCGTTCACGTTGGAAAATCCAGCATTAGTTGACGACCACAACTTTATCCCTGTAACCGTCTTGGCACCCCCCAAGCCCAGATCTTGCCCAATATGGGCGGCGGCCGCCCCGCCCAATAGAACCGCCGACGTGGCGGTGGTATATGCTGTTACGCCATCAAAAGCCGCCCCTACGCCGCCCGCATCTATCATGTCACCAATCGCCGCAGCAGGCGTGTAGATTGTTTGAGGCCCCGCATTTGTGTAAAAGTTGTCGGTCGCATCATATGTTTCGTTGGTGGATGTTGCCCCCCATTCATCGGTCAACAATTCCCATAATTGACCATTCACCCAAGCCCCGCTTGATTTTGAAGTGGAAAGCAGCATTTGCATGGTGTTCCAAGCAATCCTGCGCTTTTGTAAATCCGTTGCCCCAAGAACGACACTGGCATCAATCATGAATTGGATGGCTTGGTTAACCTGTGTGTCGTCGGCTCCATCAAGTGACATTCCACTGGCGTGGATAATATTCACAAGCTCTTCTTGAACCCGATTGCACCATTCATAACCGGGTTGTGTAGCTTGTAGGCCTATTGCCGGATCTCCTTTAGTGAAAAATCCACCCGGTCCTTCAGCAGCAGGCAGGGCGGGTTTGTCGGCAACATTTGTTGCTCTTGTGACACGTTGCATAAGTTAATCTCCTGAATATGTAAAAATGACTTGCGTATGAGCGGGTTTATCTTCGGTGATGACACATTCCAAAATTGTATTTCCCCAATCCCTCAAAGGGTCCTCACAGCTGCTTTCGCAGGTGGAATTTATGATGGTCGTAGCCGCCGCATTGGTCTGCCATACAAAAACCCAGCCTTCGTCTGTCACGGCATCTTCACAGGTGTCTTCGCATGTAAATGGCGTGAATTCGGTGATGGTGATGACGTAACCAAGGGCCTTGGCTAGATTGATAAAATATGGTCTGGATTGACCGCCGCGTGATATCCACTTTGCATGCACCATGGCTTGACGTTCACGGATGGTATCGGCACTGGCTGAACACTTGCCGGGCAGGCCGACTTCTTTTTCCCATTCTGGCAACAGTTCAAACGCGGTGCGGGGATCTGCTTCATCAAGCAAATCCGTTGCCCGACGATGCACATCGGCCAGCATTTCTGCCCCAGCGTGGAGCAAGCCCCTTAAAACCGATCCGGTTTCCGCCACCCAAGCCGAACCGGAAGGCAAAAGCTGTATAAGTTGGGATAAATAGGCAACGGCATTCATAGCTTAGCTCCTAAACCCAAGTGATCGCGCCCATGGTGGCGATCTGTCCGGTTGTGTGGGTGACATCGGCTGCGGGAACGGTCAACGCATGATCGGATTCCCCGGCCGCAATCGAAATGGCTTCGCGAATATGGCTGATCAAGATGGGGCCACCGGGTACGGCTTCACGTTTAATCAAGTCGGTGAGTTCAGATTCGATGGCGTCCTTGACGGCCCCGGTTGCCGGGTTAAGGCCAGTGATAGTCAGGTTCAAGGGAACGGCAACTGGGGCCACCACATACAGGCCTTTAACGGTGACCGGGCGCACGGCATCAATATAATCTTGAACGGTGGTTACATCGCCAGCCAAAGGGATGCCATCGGCGTAAGTATCATCCATCATAAACCGCACGGTGACGGTGCCGATTCCAAGTTCTAGGGGGTAAGCCCACGCCCGTGTAACGCCAAGGTTTTCTTTTGCCCATGTCTCATAATCAAAATCAGCACCCCCATGCGGTGGTTCTTGAATGCGTTGTTTAAGACGTGTCCGCAAACCTTCAACGGATTCTTGATCCACACCACCGACCAGCCCACCCGCCGCAACGGTGGCGGCGGAATTCACACCCGCAATCGGGCTCACCAAATTAACGGCCAGACCCGCATCGGCTAATCCGGCCGTGCCTGCCAAAATGGCCTTAACGGGCGCTGTGGCCACGCCTGCATTGATGGTGACTTCGGCGGTGGTCAGATATTCAATTCCATCGGCGCGGCGAAGCTTGGTATCTTTGGCAATGAGGGTTGTATCGGTGCCTGTAAAATCGACATTACCCGCCGCATATCCGCCCGCTTTCGTCAATATATTCCAAATGCCAGCCCTGCGGATTAAGCCATCTTCTTCGACTGTGTCGGTGAACAATTGCAAAGCCAGCCATGCCAAAAACCCATAAAGGCCATGAACAGCGCCAGCGAACACCCGCACCAACACACCCAAAACGGTGCGGCGCAAAGAGGCATCGGCACCGGGCAGGCTGGCTTCGATTTCGGCTTCCCCCTGGGCAATTAAGTCTGGGAGTGTGGGGCGTTGAAAAGGCATTAAACGAGGCTCCCTTGTTGTGCGTCCCAGAGATAATCAAAACGTTGATCTGTGTCGTCTGGACGGTGGATGATAATTTCGAAAGCAAGAATGCTTTGGTGTTGGGCTTCTACGGTGATATCGATGCGGGCCGCGATGCCATCATCGATCAACCATTGCAAAGCTTCCTGAATATAAGTGCGGGCGCGTTTGATGGTTTCGGGGATGATCTTTTCCCGCGATAACAACCACAGCCGTGATCCAATGTGATCGTCTTGGGCGGGTGTGCCGTCGACCGTGGGCGGTACGGCATCGCCCCACCAACCGCGCCGATCCGCGCCACCATCGGGCAAGATGTCATCGGGCAAGGCACGGGCATCGGTGAACAAGGAAATGACCACGGCGGTTTCTAAACCGTCATCAATGGCCAACCCGGCACCGTCCATCACCAAATCGCCGCTAAGCGTTTCACCATTCAGGAAAAGAAGAGCGTCCATCAGCTGGCCCTCACTTTTGCAGAACCGGAAACAATTTTATGAAGTCCGGCACTGGACCCACCAACGACTTCGACTTCATCGCCAATACGGGCAACTTTTGCGCCACCTTCACCGCCCAAATTAATATCATCTGAATTAACAATGACTTTTAGGGCGTTGACGGTGATTGGCTTGCTTGTTGTGATTTCCATGCCATCCCGCGCCAGTTTAATGACTTGGCCTTGATCGTCATGAAGGGCGACTTCACCCGCCGCTAATCCGGTCAAACGATAACGACGATCCCCAGCCGCGATCACAACGCCGTTTGCGCGGTTTCCACCGACCGCCAAAAGAACGGCTTCGGCACCGGGATGAGGATGCGAGGTAAAACCATATTCTGTGACCCGTTCGACACCATCCAAAACCTCGCCTTTGAGCGCGGTGATTTGAACGGTCTGACATTTGGAGGAATCATCAACGGCCACCAAAACGGCGCGGCCAACCATCAACTGCACACGACGGCGCAACGGGGCTGTAAGTTTTGAAACGATGCTGGCGATATTTACCATCCCAAATCCTCCGATGCGTCTGGTTCGGCCAAAACATCGAACGCGCCGGGCAGGCTGAGTTCGATGGACGTCAACGTGCCGTTTTCATTTAAGGTGTGGCGCACGGCGGTGATCAGCATTTGCCCTTTAAACCGGGGGAATTCACACGGCACCAAATCACCCGGCCGCCACGGTTTGCCCGCTTGATCCAGCCAACCTTGAACTGTGGCCGTGATCCGTTTGGCCCGACTGGCCCGCACCCGTTGTTCCCACCGGGCGCGTTCTTTAAATGTTGGGCCATCGCCGGGTTCTTCGGCCAAAATAATCAACGGGCGGTGCCGTTTGACGGTGCCATCTTGAACCTTACCTTCGTCACCAGCGATATCTTCGGCGGCCATAAACCCGCCACCGGAATTTGAGCCTTTGACGATATAGTGAGAAAAGCGTTCACGAGCTGAGGCCGCTGTACTGAGTCTTTTGACGTTTCCATTTTCGCCCACTTTTAAGGCACCGGCGCTGTTTTCATTTTCCTTGGCCGTTCCGATAACCAAACCGCCGAGGCCATCCGATTGAATCAACACGGCCCGTTGACGACAGGCCCGTTCCAAACATTCAAAAACGGTTTCGCCTTCTTGGATGCGAAAGCTTTCAAACGGCTTGCCCGTGGATGAGCTGGCCGTGACGGAAATGCCAAAGGGCTTGCAAAGGTCGGTGGCGATATCTTCCAGCTTGGCCGCTTTCCATTCACCGGATTTATAGATCGCAGAACAATCCACCAAATCACCCGCCGCATCCCGGCCGCGCGCGCTCAAATCGTGATTGGTAGAGCCATAATTTTCATCAACATCGTCAATATAGCCCGTGATGATCGGATGATCCGCCACGATAAGCTGACACGCCGCTCCGGATTCAATCGGACGTTTTGCGCCGCCACCGGGCCAGACGTCTGTGAGTTTTAAATCGAACGTGCTGGACGCCTGTTCAAGCGACCGGGTGATCGAGACTTCTTCCCAGCCTTTCCATTCGTCAGCACCGATTAAGAGGATGGCATTAGACATTGACCGTCACCTCCAACGTATCGCCACCGGGAACAAAACCGGGATGTCTTACACCGTTGCGCGCCACCAAATCATCGGACATGGTCAAGGAAAGGACGGGATCATCACCGTACAATTCATGAGCCAAAGCCAAGGCAGGGCGGGTGATGATCGGCGTGAAGGTTTTCAGGCGTGGTAATTGGGCGGCGCGGGCGTCGATGCCCTTGACGACTTCGGCGCGCAACTGGACTAAGGCCCGATAAGATGTATCCGGCGCGGTCATCATTTCGGTTTCAATGACATCGGCGATTTCATCACGGCGTTGCAAGGCCGATGTGCGATTGGGAAAGTCTTCGCGTGCACTGACACGAGCAGATTGAATAACCGCAGTTTGCCGGATCAAGGCTGAAAAGGCATCCCGGTTGGCTTGTTGGGCAACGCGTGTGGCGGTGAGTGGGGCAATGGATATGCTGTCGTTGCCATAATCAAATAAACGATTTAAGGACCGCGCCAACTGTGTTCCTGGCAACGTCAGCGGCAAGCCAATCATATCGGCAAGTTCCGTGGCCAAAAGCATCGGATCTCGGACAATGGCCAAGGCGCGTGATTGAACATCGGCAGCCTGACTGACCCACCCGGCCAGCTTTTGTTCATCTTGGCGCAAATCGGAAAAGGCCCCTTTGATTGAATCGATGGAACTGGTGACTTGGTCGGCCCCATCATCGGCGACAAATTGCGGCAATCCATCAACATTAAAAGCCTCTTCGAAGGCCTTTTGAACAGCGTTTAAAGACGTATCGGAAGCCGCGTCGATGCGCGCCGTGGTCGCCACAGAAACGCGAGGTTCGCGCGCCTTGCCCGTTTCTTCGAAGGTCAGGTTAAAGGAAACATAGCCGCCTTCGCGGGTGGTGGTGCGGACCCTAGACGATACGCACATCACAAACATTTCGCCCTTAGTCGGATGAACCAAAGTGCCGGGGCCTTTGGCGTTGATTGCGGCTTCTAAATTCTCCGCCAAAACATCCGCATTTTCACCCCAAACATAAGCGGTGATGGTGTGCACGCGGGTCTTAAGACCTAAGTCTTCGTGATAGGCTTTATCCTGAAACGGGTATTCATGACGTTGAGACCGCCGCCCAATTTCGGCGCTGGTATCATCATAGAAAAAAGGAACGCCGCGAAACGAAGCCTCGCGAAGGTTGTCACGCCAACTCATTGTGCTACCCTCCAAGCTTGAGAATTGAAAGGATCGTCCTGATGAGGCATTTTGCTGTTATTCTGGTTTTGCTGGTTTTGACCGCTTGCGGTGATGATTCCATCGAACTTGAATGGGGCGTGCGTGGGCAAAACGTAACCGATCAAGACCTTAAAGATGTTGGCAAAGCCGTAAACACCCTTCGCCGCGTTTGCCCCAGCCTTTTTGACCATACCGATGACATCGTCGAAGCCACGGCCACCGTTTGGCAAGCCGTTGGTTACCGTGCCGATCTGTACGGTTGGGACCGCGAGGTGACTTTGACGCCCAGACTTTCCGAAAATGCTCAACTGCCTGTAGAGTGGTATGCGGGAGGACACACGCTGTATTATCACATTGGCATTGGTGGTCGTGCAGGCGTGGTGATGAGCAAAGATGTTTCCATGCTGATTTGCGGTCAACCCGGACAAAGTTCCGATCTTTTTGTTGCGGCTAAAGACTAACATCATCCAGCCCCCATCATTATCTGACCAGCGTCAACGTCGATGGCCATGTTTTTATTTTTGGATTCCAGACGTTTCACCTTCACGGGTGTGTCGCCTGTAATTTCAATTTCCAACTTTCCGCCGATGAGTTCGCCAAGGCTTTCACCGCCAAGGCTTCCCATAATTCCGCCGACGATGCCGCCAATCAAAGTGCCGATGCCAGGAACAACGGAACCGATGGCCGCTCCGACCGCAGCGCCACCCAAACCACCGCCCAACCCGCCAGCGGCCCGCCCTGCACCTTTGCCGTCACCATCGGCCAACGCACCAATCAAATCAGGGCCGTACATCAAAGCCGCCAAGGGAGCAAAGGCCCGACCGCCTAATTTGCCAAGCATACGACCGCCTTTTGCAAACATGGCTGAACCGGGAATTTTAGAGCCGAAACGAGAAAACATTTTCCCCATTCTTGCCAATCGACCAAGTTTGCCGCCGCCTTTACCACCACCCATCGCACCACGGCCAACGGAACCCCGAGAACGGACTTTGCGGCCTTCGCCGTATTGACCATTGCTACCAACACCACCGCCCGGCCAATTCATCACCATAACAGGCATCGGCCCTCCGGCCACACCGCCCAACATTGCCCCAGCCCCCTTTTTGCCGCGGCCACCGAAAAGGCTTTTGGCGGCGGAGGCTGTGCGGAGTGCTTTTGAAGCCACAATCAGACCGCCAACGGCCAAAGCACCGTAGCCAATCGCTTTCATGGTTTTATCAAGTTTTTCTGGGTCTAAATCAGTGATGGCCTTGGCAAGATCATCAATAGGGCCTGATAGTTTGGCATCACCAAATTTACCCCAAGCATTGGATAATGAATTTAATGCCCCTGACATTGTTTCCGCCTGTGTTTTGGCATCTTTGACCAAAGCTTCGCGTTTGCCTTTTACGGCCAGTAATTTGTCGAGCATTTCAAAATTTCCCGTTGATTTAAAATCACGGGCAAGAGCATTGATAATTGGCGCGGCTTCTTGGCTGGTAAACAACTTGCGAAGTTTGACGGCATCACCCTTAGCTTTGGCGACAACTTCTTTCAAGATGCTTGGAACGGCTCGCATTCGTTTAGGGTCATCTGGATCCATAATTTGAATACCAAGGCCTTTGATTTTTTTACGCACGGAGGAATCCAAAAGCTGATCCATGATGGCCTTGACGGCCGTAGCGCTTTCTTCAGCAGATTGAACGTTGCTTCTGGCAACTTGAGCCAATGCCATTGCTTCTTTACCAGCCTGAGCACCAGCCCGGCCTGTAATGGAATATGCCCCCGTGATACGAGGCGCTACCGAGGCAATTTCCTCAAGACGAAGTTTTCCAATTTTCCCCTGTTCGGATAGGGCTGCAAGAAAAGTCATCATTTCATTGTTGGTATTGATGCCAAGATTTGATTTAGCGTTGGCCACCAGTTGGCCCATAACGGTCGCATTGCCACCAGTTGCGCGCATGGCGATGCCAAGGGTTTCAATTTCTTCCCGCGTCTGAACAAGAACACCGCTACGATCTTGAACCTCCTTAATGGCTCCCAAAAGCTGGGTTACAGGAAGTCTGACCGTTGGCAGGTTTGCCACATCGTACATTGTTCTTTTTAGGTTTTCTGCACCCTCAGCTGATAAATTTGCCGCAACCCGCAGACCCGCAAGTTGATCTTGAAGTTGGGCAATTTTCCGGGCGGTTCCAAGACCTACGGCACCTGTCGCCAACGCCGTATAGCGATTGCCCAGACGATCAAACCCCTTACTCGCCAAACCTGCGGCACGCCCTAAACCGCGAAGGTTTCTTGAGCCTGTTCGACCTAGTTTTTTCAGACCGGATGAGAGATTTCCTCTCAGGTTTAAAATGAGGGAGGCTTCCAATTTAATTCTCCGCAGAAAGTCGCTTTAAAATTATGTAAACACGCGTCAAGGGCAGAGCCTTGATTTCCGTTAAGGTCCATCCCAGCCGGACAGAAAGAGCGATAACCGCGTCACTGATATCACTCAGGTGACGCTGGAGTTCGCCCCCGCTCTGTGACCGCTTCGGTTGTGGCTTCGTCTAACCCTTCGGAGGCGTTGATGAGCAAGTTCATATCGGCGGTGCTCAGCATCCTCATTTCTTCCATCGTCAAGGGGCCGGGGTAATCCCCGATTTTAGAAATCTGGCGCCGTAAGCTTTCCAACGTCAAAAGGGCCGGGCTGGAAATCAGAACGTAATTGCCACTGGGAACCAAAACAGCCCGTTCAGAGGCCGTTTCAGCATCCAGCATATCGCCAACACTCATGCCCCGAAGAACGGCGAGTTTGTGAGTGGTTTCGCCAATCTTCAAACCATTTTCAAGTGAGATTTCAATATCAGCCACTGGTCATTTCCTCCATCTCGGGGCCATAGAATTCAAGCTCAATTTGATCTGAGCCGAGAGGCGGTACTTTGGTCACTGTGTAATGTGAACCGACATAAGATTGGCCAGTGTCTAACTCAGCAAGAATCGTGACATCGCGCCAAGTCTTAATCACCTCGGTGCTATCGCCAACACCCCAGTCAATTTTGCACTTCACACGGCCGGGGTTTTGTTTTTCGGACCAATGTCCCGGATGATTGCCATTATCTTTTTCATTAATTTCAAAGCCACCGGTATCGATTTCAGCATCGGGATAGCTTTCAATAACATCGCCATCAACCTTGATGGTAATTATGCCAGTCTTTTGGTTTGGGTTTCCGGTACTCATAATTCATAGTCTCCTTAAGAACGGTATTGCAATTTGCCCGCAAAAATGCGGAAGCCGTCAACGGGGTTTGGCGGAATAATGGCGTTGGCACGTTCGGTATCGTTTTGATCGCGTTCAAGCAACAAGTCGCGTTTAAATTTCGGAAAGTCTTCTGCCAAGCCTGCCAATTCCCAATCTTTGAACAAACTAATTAACTCGGCGCGAAGAACGCTGGGGGTCACGATGGCTTGGCCCTTACCGTACTGGGTGCCGTCATTGGCTAACTTATGCCGTGGATATTTGGATAGGATGCGGGCTTGGGTTGAATAACGAAAGTATATGAGTGTCGCTAAGCGTTCGACATCCAAATAAGACGGATCATCAACACCGTTCACATTGGTTTCATAAGTTGTGATGGCGCGTTCAATCAGAACCCGGCCACCATCATCAACTCTGAAGGTTGCAATGCCGTCATACAGCAACAGATTGCGTTCTTCCAAAGTGAAGCGATCAGCATCGGTCGGGGGCAACACACCCAAGGGCAAAGTTTGCAAAGGCCGTGCGGGATCAATATGCAGATTGTATTCCGCAACCCCCGCATAAGCCGCCGCCCATGCCCAAGGCGTCGATGGGCTGCCCGTGGAACACATGATGGATAGGAGTGGTGAATTGCGGGAATTGCCCAAGGTGGTCAATGTTGCATGAGAACCTGTGGCGGCGGTATAAGCCTGACCGTCCATCATCATCATGGGACCAAAACGTTCGGTCAGTTCGGCTTCTAACAAATCCAAATTCGCCGCGTCGGTATAAGGCATGGCGATAGAGGTGTACCAAGTATCCCCAAAAGCCGCGATGGCATCGGTCAAATCTGGATTGGCCGTACCGCCTGTCATGGCGACGAAAGTGGCCGTCAAACCCGCTGGCAAAGCTTCGCCAAAATTATAGTTCACACGCAGATCGATATCGTTGCCGGCAACGCCTTTGTTGCGTGCCGTGATATTGACTTTTTCTGGCGTTACACCATCAACGGCGGCGGTCACCTCTAAGTCTGTTGTGGCGGTAATTGCGGCGACAGTGGCGGTTGCAATTGCGGCGGGTGCATCCCCCACAGCCACGCCCACGCGGATCCGCTCGCCCGCAAGATGAAGGTTGATTGTACCAGCACTGGTAACCGCACCGCCAAAAGTGACAGAACCAGAGGCGGCATTGGCCGCGCCATCATCATCAAGGGCGATGGCGTAAGTTTCGGTCCATTTGTTCTTGGCCTTTAGGGCCTTGAACATCAAATGCAACATTGAGCCGCGACCGAAGGCCGTTTCCGCCGCCGCCTCATCAAGAATTTTGACGGGCGTATTGGCTACCACCATACCCGTGGGCAATTTTTGGCCCAAGACCAAAATACGAGACGGCTTGCCGGGCAGGCCCCGGTTGGCCATGGTGTTATCCATTTCAATGTATGCACCCGGCACACGAAGATTAATGGGGATCTCGTTAAAGCTGATCATGGCTTAAGATTCCTTCTTTTTTGATTTAGGCTTGGGTTTTGCATCACCAGAAGTCTGCACGTCTTCAGATTTAGGCGGCTCTATTTGTGCAACATCGTCACCCTGTACTTTTTCAGTTTTAGGTGCCGTGGCCTTAACGACATCACCATCTTTCAGGCGACGTGTCCAAAATGGACTCATGGGAACGTTGGCTCCCTCTTCGGGTAAATATCCGCCCTTTGGATTGCGGACCTTTAGACCCGCTTTAGGCTTTAAATATTGTTTGTTCATGGGGCAGTCTCCAAGGTTAGGTCGTTGGTGGCATCAATGGTGCCGTGCGGTGGGATATCCCACTCTGAATGAAACTTTGAAAAGTTATCAAGGCCGCTGGCCGCGACATAGTGTTCGGCTTCATCAAATGTGGTGTGAAGTTCCAAGGCATAGATGCTGGCACTGGACGTTTGCACCATGGATCGAACGGCACCCGGTTTGATTTTTGAGATCTCAAGGCCAAAGGTTTCGCGAACACATAGACCACTCACATCTTTGAGCATTTGCAAAGTGCCAACTTTTCCCGCAACGCCTTTTTTAGATGTCTCTCCGTTGCGGCGGTTTTGTTGACAGACAAAGACCGTAAATGTTGGGCTGTGGCGATACTTTCCCCCACCGACCTGTTCGGGCTTTGGTTTCCCCGCAAAGGTCACCAGCACGGCCGGGAATGTTTTAACGACACGTCGATAGTCATCGTTTCCGAGCTGGCCGCTATAAACTTCAAGCGACTTCGGTTTCCAAGCGATCGCGCCGCTTTCCGCTGCGGCTTTGATGCGGGCGAGGATGGCGTCTTCGATCAGGCTGATCATTGAAAGAGCCCTCCGTAAAAATCATCTACGATGTGGCCGATTTCGGTTTTGTCATCGGTGGAAAGACCAAGAAACGGCCGGGCGGGAATGGTGACGGCCCTTCCACGCCCGGCCTGACCACCGTTTTGGTGGATGGCGGCGTAGATCATATTGGTGCCGACTTCGACGCTGTCGGGGTGGGGTTCATGATGAACAGAGCTCAGCAACAAGCCGCTATCGACCAAAGTCTGGGCGTTACCTTGGGCCTTGGCCACACGGCCGGAGACTTTCCAAGTTTTGCCTTCGGGATCGACGCCCTTTTCAAAGCGGTCTTGCGTAGACGCCACCAGCATCGCGCCAATATCATCCATCAACGGCGTCAGGTCGGTCACCCGAGCGGCATAGCGATCAAGCTTGACACCAATTTTGCCAAGTTCAGAACTATCTACCTGAAGGATGGAGCCGGTCATATTAAAAGCCCCCCATCGTATCTTTATTGAAAACTTGAGCGCCGCTGTTGAGCACTGGAGCACCCGTGGTATCGGCAGCGGATTCAACACCCGCAACTTCGAGCTTGGCCGTGCCGTTGGAAATATCGCGAAGCATACGCATCGCGTCTTTATCGTCGTTGATCACTTCATCCAGTGGGGCATCGGCATAGAGTTTTTTGCGGGCAATGGTACAAGAAATGCCGACTAGAATTTCAGGTACGCTCGAAAGCGGAAGTTTGTAACGTGCACCAAGATAGCTGTCGATAATGGCATCCGCATCGGCAATACGCTTTGAGACCACGGTCGCATCGATCGCGCCCGTTGGCGGATCCGCGCGATCGGTCAGTTCGATGAGTTCTTGCTCACCGTACCGGTCAATCAAATCTTGTTGGGTTGCGTAGCTCATAAACGGATCCTTGAAAAATGAAGCCCTCAAAGGCGGCTGGAACGAGGCCGCCCCGAGGGACTTAAAGTTTATGCCTTAGATAGATTTGCTTCACCGTCCTGAAACAAACCCGGCAATCGCTGTGGTTTACGTCTTCGCGGCGGCTTTCTTGTGGGCCGCTTTGAGTTCTTTGTTAAGCGTGGCAATTGCCTTGTCGGCCGCCGTCACTTTGGCTTCAGCAGCGGTCGCCCGCTTTTCAGCATCAGCAACTTTAGCCTCGGCATCCGTTGCCCGTTTTTCAGCATCAGCAACTTTATCTTCGGCATCCGTTGCACGCCGTTCAGCATGAGCGGTTTTTGCTTCGGCATCCGTTGCCCGCTTTTCAGCAGCAGTTACCTTTTGAACAGAAGCATCGGCGGTGGCCTCTGCATCAGCCGTTGCATTTTCGTCAACGAAGACGACGATCAGGTTGGGCTCAGCTTCGAGCTCTTTCATTTGATCAGCGTCGAAATCATCAAGGTCATAGTCTGTCGCCTCAGCTGGGTGAGCCACGCCACAACGGCGGAACCCATCAACCTTGGAAACGATGCGAATTTTCTTAGCCATGATTTAGGTGTTCTTTCAAACTTGAGGTTAGGTCAGGGTTTAGCCAGGCTTAAGCAAGCCAAGGAACAACGACGACTTCGGCGGTGCCATACCAAGGGTTATCACCGCCACCAGCGAGTTCTTTTGCACCGATAATTTTACGGGCGGCTTCTTCGTTGGTAGGCCCAACAACCAATTTGCGCGGCATCAAGCCAAGAGGACGACCGTGATCACCCTTCATGCCAATCAATGATGTGCGGGCTGTGGCATAATGAGCAGCATCCAAGGTTTGCTTGGAACCCCAAGAGAACTGCCACAAACCAAAGCCGACATTGCACCGACTATCGACGCCGTAAATGAATTCTTTCTTTTTGAAGACTTCTGTATCATCTGGGCTGTCCAAGGCCACAAATTCAACGGCTTGCCGAGATTGGAAAATGATGGGTTTAAGCGCCCGGCTATCGTCAATCAGGAACCAAGGTTCATTGGCACCGCCATCTGTGTTGGCCACCGAGATTTCGTCGCCATTTTCATCAAGCACCACATGATCAGTGTCGAAAAAATACTGGCCATCATAACAAGTTTCCGAGAAACCCTGCTTGAGCAAAGCCCAGACCAATTCATCGGGGTGCGCGGCAGCGGACTGACCAAGATGTGTAAACATTGGCGAATAAATGCCAAGATTATCATCTTGAATGTCGTTTTTGCCGACCGTAACGGTGAGTTCAAAGTCTTTGTTCTTGATGGAATAGCCATGCGTTTTCAAACCATGAATAACGCGATCGCCCAGCCATTCTCGCATGCCGGGGAAATTGCCAAGCCAGCCATATTCTTCGGCACTGTTGGTACTGGTCACCACGGTGGCGACTTGTGTGTACATGGGCTTGGCCTGCCCAAAGGCAGATTTGAATAAAGCTTTGAAGCCTGTACCCAAAGTCACAAGGTTGGCACGATTAACGATCACACCAGCCCCGACAAACAAAGCGACGGCATCTTGGGAAAAATTGAGCCCATTAAACGCGGTGTGGGCGGCGGCGGGTGCGGAGCCGATCACCGCCATGCCCATTGAGGCGAGGGCGACTAAGGCGACCGAGGATAGAATGTGAAACTTCTTCATAATGAAATATCTCTCTTTAAGAGGTTGTTGATTAAGCCGATCTGGGCCTATCCGATTGTCACCCAGACGCCTTGGGCATCCACTTCAAACACTTTGCCCGCGATGGAACGCGTGCCTGTGCCGTCAGTTTTGGCGACCGTTTGGTCATCGACGATGTAGCAATCATTGCCAGTGTCAGCGGCGGCGATCAGGTCACCCGCTGCGGAATTGGCAAAACGGAATGTGCCTTTTTTGGTGCGCACGGTTAGGTCGTCGTCGGCACCAGATGAATTGTCGACGGATTCCTCGGCGCGGCCGATAGCTGTCAATGTGGTGGAAACGGCACCGGGTGTGGCCTTGCCTGTAGCACTAAGGCATACAAGGCTTCCTGCATGAATGACCTTAGCGGCGGCAACGCCGGGGTCACGGGTAACGCCTTCTTTTTCCGGCGTAGCGCGATCTTGTGTAAGAGCGGTCATTATTGAGCTCCTTCATTTTTGGTTGCGAGGAAGTCTTCTTCGCTGACGTTCAAAGCCGACGCCATGGCTTTTTCGTCATCGGTCAACTTGGTGGCCAAGGTTTTCGTGTCACCTTGGTTTGCACTTGCGGCTGGATCAACGATTTGCGGGGCGATTTCAACGAAGTCGTTAAACGCCTTCAAGTCTTTGGTGGCGTAAGCAATAGCCCAATCTTTTTGAGCGGGGGTAACCTTGCCGCTGGCCATGGCTTTTTCAACAGCATCATCGGCTTTATCAACAGCCGTTGAGTCTTGCAGAGTTTTAAAGTCTTTTGCCAAAGCTTGATGAGTTGCCATATCGACAAATTCATCGGCAGCGGGTTTTTTGACGGCTTGCAAACCAGTGATGGCCGAGCTGATATCATCAGCCGAGGCATTGCCTGCTAAGTCCAAGGCAGAACAAGTGACGGCATTTAAGGCCGTTGCTTCTTCGGCGGTTGCGGCAGCGGCGGCTTGTTTTGTCGCCATCGCCATGATTTGCTCGACTGTTGCGTCCTCGGACAAGCCGAGTTGCTTCGCCAGAGCCTTCCGTTCTTCTTCTGTCATGGTTAGATTTCCTGTTTCTTGGGTTTTCGCCAGAGCGGGAAGCTCGTGGATCGCGGGATTGTTGGTGAGGGCAGCGCGCATGATGCGAACAACTTCACCAGCTTTGTTGTGCATAAATGTGGGGCTGAGGTAGCGATATTCTTTGGCCTTCAAATAGGCAGAGGCTTTGGCCGTCCATTCAACGAGGCCATAAATGCCATCGGTGCGGACTTCCATTTTCTTAATCCAACCCGCAGCGGGTGCAGGGCGACCGTTGGTTTTGGCTAAATCGGTCTGGTGCTCATAATCAACAACGTGGTCAATGATGTCCTGACTGGCTTTAACAACTTGCTCTGGATTTGCGTTGCTCCATGAACGCCCATCTCCAGCAACGATGTTGCCAAGCGGCATCAGTTTCACCCATTTAGGTGCCCCGTCTGGAATTTCGCTGGCACAAATCGCCATCTCTTGATCAGAGATATCGTCGGCACTGGCAGTGGCAAGGAAAAGTCGTTCCATAAAAACTCCAAAGGCAAAAATGCAGAAACCTTGTTCATCGCTAAGGTCTGCATCATGACAATTGGAGGATATGGAAATAAGGGCGCAACGTTGCGCCCGGTGACGCGAACATTCGAATTCGCGTGCCTACACCCATAGCGCAGAAAAATGAATTTCACAACGTCAACCGTACGCAAAGACGAATTTCGTTTAAAATCACGGTTTAGATAACGTTTAAATGGCGCGTAAAAGGGGCTTCTAAAGGGGTGCCTAAAAGCCTCTCCTATGATGGTCGCTAAAAAGGTGAGGATTGGCCTCTATGGGGCTGTGTGAGCGATGTGGCTATTTGCACGAAATGGCGCTATAATGATTAGACACGCGGGCGACACGGTGAATATGCACCTCCCGGCCGTAGCACGATCTTTGGATCGGAGCGCCATGTAAGGGAACCACTTGGGAGGCCTTACCCCGCGTGTCACTTCTTCACCCAATCTCGAATAATTTCGCCGCGCCGTTCAATGCGTGCCAGATCGGTTTTGTCCGCACGACGCAAACTCGACAGAAACATCGCCTTGCCCGAACCCGTGGATTTAATCACAGCGTAATATAATCGACCATCCAAATAATGCATGGCCAGATGGTTTGTTCCGTCTTGCACCACGCGCCCATAGGCCATGATATCGGGAAGGATGCGATATTCGGCGGCTGTCAATTCCGGGTGCTTGCGCATTTGTTTTTGCACGGTGTCGCGGCTGATATCCACGCGGCGGACACTGGCCCCGATTGCCTTAGCAAGATTAGCTTCAACATAGCCCACCGGGAATGTGCCATTGACCGTTCCGCCCAGGAACGTTTCAAAGTCAGGTTGCGCCACGGCCAAGCGCGCGGATTCATGGCCAAGGGCTGGCATGGTGTAGCGGGCCGGATCGATGGGGGATTGCATAGCAGACAAACCGACGTTGTTTGCAAAGCCCGGATCAATGCCTTTGGGGACATCAAGGATTTCGCCCGTGCGTTTGTTGACGTATTCACGCGTTTCGATCAGCGGCTCGTTTGAAAGCTCATAGCCATAACGTTTTAAGTCCCGATCAGAAAGTTGTTGGCCCGTGCATCGGCAATAGAAACCGTTGGGTGGAAAATGGGTAACCCAAAATTGGTGATCTATGGGTAAAACCGTGCCGTGCCAAGATTGGTGCTGGGGACGGCTTTTACCATCTTGAACCGCCACGTACCGTAAATACGGGCGGCTGGCTTTGGTGCGTTGCATGCGCTCCCACTTTCCGGCCGCGTGGGATGTTCGCATGTTAGTGTCAAAGATAGTTTTCAGGCGACGGTGCGAACCCAGTTGCACATTCTTAAACTCGCCCGTCAACGGGTCCATCATTTCTTTGCGGCCCCACCATCCCTTGGCTTTCAAGATTGGGGCTAGGTTATTTTTGAATTGCTGGGGCGTTAGGCCGTTCTTGATGGCATCGTCCATGGCTGATTGAATGTCTTGTAAAATATCCAATCGCGTGACCTTGGCCACGGTGAAAGCATGGGCATGGGTTTGAGCCGATACATCGCGCCAATCAAAGCCGAAGGTATAGCCCTTGGACGTGAAATATTTAATGGCTTCCTTGTCGGGAAGGTTTTTAAATTCAATCGGCATCTTGCGGATCCGCGCCAGCGTCACCTTCTATATGTGACTGGAACATGCCGCGCGCCAAAAGCTCAGCAAGTTTGGTTGTGTCCATATCATCCATAGCCGTTGCCAGAACCGCTTGCATTTCTTCGAAGGTTTCAGCCCCATTTAAGGCCTCTTCAAGGGGCTTTAAAAGCGGCTCGAATGCATCGTCAAAATCACCACCTGAGGCCAACGCCGCTATAAACTGTTCGACCTTATCAGCCTCTGCGGCATCAACCGCCGCCGCCATGGCCTTGGCTTCTTGTTGGATATCTTTGGGTGGTGGCGGTGTTGCGGCTGTGGGCATTTGCAAAACATCGTCTTCATCCTCTGGCTCACGCGCACCAATTTTATCACGATAATCTTTGGCCGAAACTTTAAGGCCCATTTTGGCCCCGGCTTCGACGCCCGTGATCATTAACGCAACATTGGTTTCATCCGGGCGGCCCACGCGGATCTTCGGATAGCGTTTGCGCGGACCTTTGTTCAAAGAAATGATGGGAATGACAAGATCGCGATTTAGCGTGGCCGATACAGATTTTGCATCGGCGCGTTCGATGTCGTCTTTAACGCCTTCATGAACTTTAGCCCCGGCCAGACTTCCGCCTTTGATTTCGGTGGTCAGGGTTTGTCCCAAAACCGCCTTGGATACTTGACGATCAATCCAATCGGCATGGCGTTCGAACAAATCTAGGTTGCCGCTCAGCTTGGCTTCGATGAATTCAATTTCCATGCCTTCGGGAATAATGGCGGCAGCATCCGAAGCGATATCGGAAACGGCGCTGAGCAAGATATCTTTCTCTTCTTGTGTCGCACCGCTTCTGAATTTACCAACCCGCAACGGATGGCCATAACGTTCGGCAAAGATCACCCAGTCGCGCACAGTAAAGTTCTTAAACAAATATGCCCACGCCGCCACACGCGCCAAACCGCCGCGAATAGGCGACCCGGATTTGGCCTTGGTCTGGTGTTGGATATATTTGTAAGGGGCCATCGGCAACAATTCACCGCTTTCGCCAATCAGGCGCAAAGTGGTACCATCGGCCGGATCAAACCGGAAAAAGCGTGGGTCGCGGTACAGCAATTGTCGAGGCATCCACATGCCATCATCCGTCGACCACATGATTTCGCAAACCGAATAGCCCTTGCCGATCGCGTCCAAAATATCAAATAGCTCATCTTCGATATCATCACGACGCAGCCAATCGCGGATCATTTGGGCATCTTCTTCATCGGCCTGATCGGTGCTGGCCGCTTCGACGGTGATTTCCAATTGCGATACCTGACGTTTGCGGCTTCCTAAAACGCCGTGATAATGGAGGTCTTTTTCTTCCATTTCTTCGGCAAGCTCAAGATACCGTGTCCCATCCCCTGCCTCAGCTTCACGCAAGATCGTGGCTAAGCGCTGCGGTGTTAAACCTTGGGCCGGGTGGCCTGATTGGTGCTGACGCACACCCGTCACAGTCGGCGCGGCTAGTTCTTGAGTTAAAACCTTGCGCTGTATGGGAAGGCCTCTGTGATCGAGCAAAACTTTCTTCGTGTCCATTACCAAGCACCTTTTCCACTAAATCGCGCGCGCCCAACGCCTGTCGGCCTGTCGCGGCGGTTATCTTTATTATCTTTGACGGGGATGTAATCGTATTCGCCGACATCCATGTTGCTGGCGAACCAAGCCATGGCTCCGGCAATGGCGGAATCGCCGTGGCGTTGTTTGTTGTCGGTGCCTTTTTTAGGGGCTGCGTCTGAAAGTTTGGCCACACCTTTGATGACAACCAAAGCCCGGTGATCAGCCAACACATCGGCGTCTTGGCCCAAGGTGATCATGGCGTCTTCGAAAGCGGCTTTATAAGGGGGCATGTTTTCCCGGTACCAAGATTCCGTCAACATCACCTGTGCAATGCGTTCGGACCCGTAACGTTGCATGGCACGTTCAGCCAGGTATTCACCATTGCCGCGCGCATCAAACGCTGCCGCCATGAAACGTGGAAGACGGTCAAGGATATAATATAAAATCTGTTCTTGTTGCTGGAATGGGATGTTGCGCAGTTCAAGTAAGAACGGCATGCGACGAACTAAGTCCTGACAAATGGCCATCGGCCACATCACGGTCAAGTCACCGGACCGCCCAAAATCTTCGCCTAAGCAATGGCGCAAATTGGGATCAAGCTTTTCCAACAACGGCAAAAGCTCGCGTTCACAGAAATCCAAGCAATCGGCTTGACGTAAATGATCGGCCAACATCGCATAGCCGGATGTTTGTTCCCAACGCACAATCGGGATATCGGATTCCATACGGGCCTCGACCAAAGCACCCGGCAAATATGTGCCTGATCCTTCGGATGGAATACACAACAATTCCTCATCCGCCGCATCGCCATAAAAGTCGAGCAATTCATCACGCCATTTGGCTTCGCCTTCTTCGGTCCATTTTTGACCAAGAACCTCACAGATACGTTTATAAAGGTTAGCTGCCAGACCATCATCAATATCGGTGCGCATGAGATGATATTTTTTGCGACCGGCACGGATATCGTTGACCAGCTCATTGAAATAATTTGTATCGCCGTTGTGGGTGGAAACAACGATGACCTTGCCGCCCCACATGATCAGAGCAAAAGCGGCTTTGAGGACTTCTTTCAAATCATCATGGAAAGCGGCTTCGTCAATAATGACCATGCCTTGCATGCCACGGAGGCTCCGTGGATTGGATGGCAGAGCAATAATTTCAAAGCCACTGTCAAACTTAATGCGAAAGGCTTTGATGCTGGTCTCTTTGTCTTCCTCAAGTAAAATCTCTTCGACTTCGGCAGCCGCCTGACTAAATGACTTTGCCCAATCGGCGCACACGTCAATAAACTCGCGGGCCATTTCTAGGTTATAGCCCATATAGAAGACGTTCATGCCGCCTTCGTCTTTAGCCTTTGCGGCATCCAAAACGGCAATAGCACCCAGCGCCCAAGTGATGCCGATGCGCCGTGATTTTTCATACACCGTCACCGCATATTGAGATACGGACGACATAAGTTCTTGTTGATAACTGAGGAAAACTTTATCAGATGGGGCCACAGCGTTCATCAGGACCTCCCAAGAATACCGTCGATAATTGCGTTTTTCGTTTCTTCGGTGATGCCTTTACCTTTTTGGCCTTTGATCACCTCTTTGACCCGAGCGGCGGCTTCGACCTTGGCTTTCTTTTCGGCTTCTTCGCGGATTTTCAACTCGCGATCAAAATCGATCTTGTTGGCGCTGGCCAAATCTTTGAGGGCCTTGGCAAGGTTCGCGACATCCTTGGTATCAAATTCATCCGTATCGCTGTCGTCACTCATTCTGCCAGACATCAAATCAAACGTTAATGTGCGCAATACTTCGACCAAGACGCGGCCTTGTTTGCCTTCTGAGATATCGGGGCCAAGTTCGGTGACTAACGCTTCTGTCATGACGCGGGACTGGCGTAGCTTTGCACCAACGCTTTCGACTTTCTTGGCATGGCGACCCACGGCGGATCTGGAAATGCCATAACCCTTTTCATCCAGCCATTTCACAATACGATCAAGGGTCAGCTTGCCGTCCATGATCAACTGATCAAGGGCTTTGCGATCATCATCTTCTAATTCGGTTTCAATGCTGCTTTTAACGCCCATTTAAGCCCCCTTTACCCGAGGCTAGGACGGGCGATGCCGTCGATGATCTCTTGACGTGTCAAATGCTGTTCGCCGCGCCTTATAAGGTACGCAACCCAAATGGCCCCATCAGAAATTTTCTCAATCTTAATGGCCAGCTCTTTTTCCAAGAACTGTAAGGCTTCGCGTATTTCGGTATCGTTGAGGTTGAAGCTGTATTCAGCCAGTGCCATTTGTAACAACCGTTCGTTAAGCGATCCGGCGCGATCCTCAGTCAGCAACTGGAGGATACGAAGGTACATATTTTCAGTGGCAAATTCTTTGTAGCTCATTTGTTGGCCCTCAAAAATTGATCCATCATTTCAGTTTGACTGCGCATAATGCTTTGAAGATCCCTGACGCCTTGAAGTTCGGCACCAATCTTTTTAAAATCGCCGTGAAGACCTTCGAATTGGAGGGCTAGATTGTTAAAGGATTGAGAGCTTGGGATATGCTTTAAGTCTGTTTCAAGCGCCGTAAGTCGAAGCTTTAGAGCCACAGCACGCTCATCCATCTTTTCGATTTGTTCGCGGGTGGCCTTGTGCTTATTGGACGTCCACACATATAAAACACCAATGGCCATGAATACCCACTGTGCTACATCCAGCCAGAACTTTGCGTCCATTCCAGTCACGTCTAATTCCCCTTAAAGGCTTTGATGATGTTGGCAAGGTTACTGCCTGCGGCGGCAACTGTAGCGGCGGCGCTTTCGAGCGGGCGGCCGTGTTGCATTTCAAATTGTTGGGCCTTGTCGCGTTCACGAACGCCCATGTATTTTTTGATAATATCGGCGCACACCCAGAAACTGGCGAGCAGTGGTGGCCAGATCATTGCGGTGACAGGCTCGGCTTTGGCGATGAGCGCCCACAAGGACACATCAGGATACGGCATGTTCAATGCAGACAAGCCCAAGCGGGTCATCCATTCCGCAACGGTGATGATCATCAGCATTTTAAAGATTTGTGAAAACAACTCGATCACGGCCATGGCGCGAAGGGCAATTTGCGGCCGGGCGGTTTCGCGGATCTTCTCCGCGCTGCCTTCGTTCATGGATTCAAAACGTTGCGTGTCCAGTGTTTGAAGTTTCACCTTAGCCTCAGAGAGAACTTGCATGGCTTCAAAACGTTTATCATCTGGCAAGCCTTCAAGTTGTTCGGCAACGGTTTCGGCGGTTACGTCTTCGGACAAGGTTTCTCCGGTGAAGCTTTCCACCAGCGATTTACCAACGCCCAAAATTGCCGGAGCCAGTTTAAGGAGAGCTAAAAAACCCATCTAGCCACGCTCCTTATAAGCATCCAACATAGTCATGCCTTCAGCACTTCGACGGCCTGTTAACTCATAATCAATGAGTATGTAAAGGCCGAATAGGTCGATCAGGACACCAACGCCAAGTCCCCATTTCCAACCAACATATGTCGCCCAGAAAAATCCGCTCACACCAAAACCAAGCAGAGCGCAAAGAATAAGGACGCCCGCAAACAAAGAGCCCACAATCCAAAGATTGTAGTTGTGGGATACCTTGCGGATGGCTAACCAAATCAAACGAAACATATTCATTCTCCATCAATGCCCAAAGGCCAGTTGTCGATTTCAAACACGGTCACCACCACCGACGCATCGCCGATGGTTTTGGACAAAATTTCCATGTCGCGTTCAAAGACACGGATACATCCATATGTGGCCATGAGCTTGATATTGCCGCGATTGCCGTGAATGGCTAAGCCCGTGCGTCCGCCTTCTTTGGCTTCAAGGGCTTGTCCGCTTTGGCCTTCCAATCGAATAGCCCAGCGCCCGAATGTTTTGCGGGGTGGATTAAAACGCGAAATGCGACTGGGCAGAAAATTACCGGATGGCGCATCGCCAAAAGGCTTGGTTGGATCACGGTCTGGGTTTTCTGCCTTTATCGCGCGGCCATTGTCGGCCTTGCCCCGGCACGGAATGTCATAGGGCACAACCAGTTCGCAGGTGACCAATTGCTTGCCGACTTTGTCCGGACCATAGACACGCAAAAATCCCGGCAACTCGCGGTTGGCCGGAAGAAACACTAGTATGGTGAAAGGTTGTTTTATCATACCCGTGATCATGCGGGTAATTGATAAAAAGGGTCAGGGCGCAACGTTGCGCCCGCTTAGGCGCAATCGTCGAACATGTCTTTTTGTTGGGAAGGTGTGTTGTCGCCAAGCCAATACTGAATCGTGCGGCGTGACGTTTTCAAACAAACGGCAATTTTTTCCTGAGACCATCCGTCTTGTTCATAAAGCCAAAAAGCCAAGGCTTTTTTTGCCAGTGGGATCATGGGCCGTTCGTTGGCTAAATCCTTCACTATCTTTTGCGCCGCGTCAATACCTACGATTTTTGCCAAGAGCGAACCTTCGGCTTTTTGTGGAATTTGGAACCGTGAACCGCCGCGTTCCATCGCAAGAATCAACGCGGCTTCAAGCCCTGCGGCATCGGCGATGATCTTTAATCCATGGGGAAGCGACGGCTTTTTCATTTCTGATCAGCCTTCCAAGATGGATAATCTTTGCATCCGGCGTTGCTGAGCGCATTGCGGATCCGCGCGCCCAAGGCTTCAATCACGGGATCGAGTAAATCTTCTTTTAGTCGGTCAAGTCCACCAACAATTTTCACCGCATAATCACGGACATCGTCTGTCTCATCAACAACGCCCAGATCGATAAGAGTTCTCCATTGCGCCTCAATGACACGTTGACGGGGAACGTGTAATGGCGGTTTGTCGATGCGAAGGACTGGCTCCCAACTCACATCAGCATCCCGCACGGCCATGGCTTTCAGGGCTTCGATAACTTTAACCGTGTCTTCGCCCGTCAACCATTGCAGGGCCGCTTTGCCTTTGTTACGGCCACCGGAAACACGCTTAGCAAAATTGACCAAAGCTTGCTCTGCCGGATCGCGCACCACGCCAAGGTGATATAGCGATATCCACAACGCCCGTATTTTGTTGATTTCAGCACCACCGGCCAACGGACGCTTTCCGGCACGTTGGGGCGGACGCTTTGTGAACTTGGCTCCATCGGCTTTCAATTGCCGGACAAAATCTTCCAACTCAAAAACGCTCATCTGGGTGATCGATGTCTTGCCATCGTACAACCCCGCAATCTTGGCCCGATAAACATCATCATCCAGCCCAAGCTGTTTTTGAGCAATCTTCACCTTGGCGTAGAAGTCCTGGCGAACGGGTGTGATTTTATATTTACGTGCGGCGGACATATCGTTTTCCTTAATGAGACCGCATCAACGCGGTTTTTTGTGGGTCCTTGATTTGGATAATATCGGTGGGCTCACATCCCAAGCCTTCCGGCGTTAAGGTTGTAAATGCCCAACCACGACGAATGTGTTCATCACAAAACGCTTGCATCGTCATACGCCCGCCCGCATCAGCAATAATCTTGAGCTGGCGAAATTTGAGAACCTCTAGCTTCATTCCAGTTGGTTGCGTCATAATGCATCCCATTCAATGACCACGCCTTCAAACGGCAAACCGTGGGCTTTTTGAAACCAATCTGACATAGCTTCAAAACTGTCAAAGCCATCGGCCTCGGCAAATTCATTGTCCGTTTGTTCAAGTTGGTCACGGTGAAAGATGGAGTTTGGCAAAAGGTTGCCATCCAAAAACATACTGGTCTGGGTGATTTTGACAGACCGAACAGCCGTAACTTTGACCTCATCCAGAAGACGACAAGATTTGTGCATCATCCCCGTGTAAAGCTTAAGCGTATCGCCAACTTTACAATGCGGACGATTGTCTTTGCGATGAGCGCGAACCGTCTGTTTCTTTTCCCCACTCTCAACAGCTTCAACAAATTGTTTCATAAAATTTAGAGCTGGCATCGTTCAAATCCTCTTAATCGTCACATGGTAATGCGCGAAGATTACCGTGTGATTTATCCAGTTTTAAAGCGACGATGTTGATGGCGTCTTTTCTTGTTTCAGCTTCGACTTCATCGAGTTTGTTGCAATGAGGGCGCATTTTAATTCCGCCCACTAATGGTCTAAATTCGACCTCGTAAACTGTGAAAAGCATGTTCAAATCCTAAGGATCATTTCTTTGTTGGCGGTGGCGGCGGTGTTTTTCCGGAGCATTCTGCCTTTGTGGGGTTTACCTGATAACGTCCTGTTTTTGCGCCGTCACTAACGAACGCTGGTAAGGCCAGTGCGGCCTTAATGTCTGGGTCGTTCTCGCGGGCATTTCTAGATAAGAGCGCTTTGGACTTGAGGCTGTTCTTCGCACCCGACCGCGCCGCGTGGTAGCCTGTTGTTATGCTTTCATGCGTTTTCATTTGCTCAAATCCTCGTTATCGCGCCGCCTATTTGCGGTCGCTCAATTTCTGTTCCAGTTTTGCCACTGCCATGATTGTTGGTTTAATCTCAGGCTGGGCGGTGTCGTAATTGCGGCCCCAACGGTTATTCAGGCGCGGCAACATCGATCGCGATATGAGTTCCCAATTTGATAGGGCGGTGTTGGTTTTGTCGCCATCAAGGCACTTCAGGCACATGCCATCGGGAATGGGCCCGTTTTCTTTTTCCCAAATATGGCGGTGTTTATGAACATATCGACGACCATAACCCGTGTGCGGATTGGTTTCATTTACGCTGATTTCAACATACCCACCCTTTGTTATGTTTTCGTGGCCAGCGTGTTTTGTATTGTGTGGGCTTTGGCCCTTTTTAAATTGCGTGGCGGCTGAATTGGCGTTGAAGGGCATTTTCTTTCCCTTGTTGTCCGGCACATGTCCTGACGAGAAGCATCCAGTACGCCCCGTTTTCCAGCCTTTTCGCTTGCACAGAGCGCGGTAATTTGTAAACGACACGTCTTGACGATTAAACTTGTCCAGGAACAGGTCGTAAGCTTTTCTTTGTGGAAGTGATTTATGCTTTTCAATCCACGCAAGTTCATCGGCGCCGTAATTTATCTTAAGGCCTTTCATGGCGTCTTCTTCCCCGCATAGTCCTCTTTCTCGTATCCGGTGGGCGGGGCTTCCAACATGGGCAAGTTCGGAATGAGGTGATTGCCATGTTCGGCTATAACCTTGCACGCTGATAAGGCAAGGTTGCCGTTGCTGATAACTTTATCAGCAACCTTTACGATGGCTTCGGTGCGAGCGACTTCTTTTTCGATCTCTTCCGCTGATAAATCCTCTTTGGAAAGCCGGTTCATCTGCGCAAACAGATGATCGTTAAGTTCGGCGAATTTGTTTGACATCTTCGTTTCTCCATCCGTTTACAGCCCTGCCATAAGTTGGCGTCATAGGGGCATGTTGATTATCCAAGGTCTGTGATCGACCCCGGATGTGAATTGTCGTCTTTGTCCGTTTGTGCGGTTTGGGACGTATTCGCACGTCCGGGGCATTCCCCAAGGATCATGTCAGCACGGGCGATGTAGCCTTGATAAATCTTTGGCTGGTTTGCTTTGGCATCTTCCCAAAGACGGTTGCTTTCAGGCATTCGGGCCGGGCGTTCCTGCGCGATATGACACTGAAATTGCCACTTGGCGAACTCTTCAGTTGTTGGTTCGTCAACATCATTAAAACAATCAATCACACTTGCCAGATGTCCGAGTGAGGCCAGTTGATTTCCGTCGCGATGTGCTTCGAAAAGGGCAATTTGGAGGGGCCCCGGTATGTCTTTAAAACACGTCGGGCAAGCGGCCTCTTGGTTAGAAATGATTTCGGTGCAATCGGGCATAATGCATGCATTCACGGACATGATTTTTCTCCTTATTTTAGGTGTTTTGGGCGGACGTAACCGTGCCGTGTCCTAAGCATTCACTACAAATGCCCGGTGCGGCTTCGTTTGGGTTTTCTGGAAAGTCACCCTCAAAACCTCCGGCACCGTTGCAATTGGTGCATTCAATTTCTTGGGGTTGTGGCTTCATAAAAACAAGCCAGTGTGTAAGGCTCTTGCGCCCGGATAAATGTCCGAACAGTGGCCGCATGGGTGCTAAGTCCAGAACCTCCCGGACCTTGATTTGTGTTTCGTTCCATTTGAAAACCAGAGTTCCGTCTGGGTGTAGGACCCGGAAGCATTCTTTGAACCCTTGGCGCAGATCGTCTCGCCAGTCGTCTGAAAGCTTTCCGTACTTGGCGGCTAACCAGCTTTTTGGGCCAGCCCTGACAAGGTGCGGTGGGTCAAATGCAACCAGATTAAAGACGCCATCATCAAAGGGAAGGTTGCGAAAATCCATCTCCATATCAGGCTCAATATTTAGGGTGCGTGTACCCTTGGTATTGCCGTGCGAACGGTCCGTAACGGTGATGGTTTCGGTTCTGATATCCCCAAAAATCACGTCAGGATTGGCCTTATCATCCCACATCATACGGGTGCCAGAAGCTGGATCTAAAACACGCCTCATTTGTCGGATACCTCCGGGGACGTTTTCGAACTAGAAACTGCTCCACCGCCTGAAGTCCGAAAACTTCCTTTGACTAATTTTGAGCTTCTCAACACGGCGGCCGTGCGTCGAAGTGCGCGCCGAACAATGGGATCGGTTTCTTCGTCCGCGCGGATTTGTAATTCAGCGGCGGTTTTGGGGTCTGTCATGATGCGGCCCTCACTTCGAATTTATCGACTTCGTTGCCCCATACGGTCCAGCGGGGATAGCGTTGGCGGGCGAACAGTTCGACATAGGGGCCTTCGAACATGGTCTCCATGCACTCGTACTGTTCATCGGGTTTTCTTGAATGGGTATCGCGTGGGGCCCGAAGACAACTCAATGGCATGACTTCAATGAAATCACGAACCGAGCGCACGCCTTTGGGGGCTTCGATGCCCAACAAAGGCAAGTCAGCATTGGGCCTCATTTTGGGATTGCCGCGTGTGCATAACAAACAAGGTTCAAGATTCTTGCGGGTGCCAAACCCTGTGCCGAAAGCATATTTTTTGGTCTCTGGATTGTATTTGATCCATTCCCACGCCAACCCGGCATACTTAAAGCCCATAGCCTCAACAATTGAATTCCAATGCGGCATCAAGGGCCATGTCACCCACAGAAACATCACGGCATTTTTGGCGGCTAAATGATCGACAGGGATTTGTTTGATTTCGTCGATAGACATGGTGTCATATTGGGCAGATGGGGCTTTGGTCTGGCCTTTTTCTGACCGGGTTTCAAAATCCCAAGGCGGATCAACAGACAACACCCGAAATCCTCCAGCCGGGCGGATCGCGGCGAAGTCCTTGAGTTGCTGGGTACGGAGATCGGACATCAGATTTCCGCTTCCGTAGAGCTTTTCTGAGGACGCTCAACACTTTGAAATGTCGGGTCCAAGAGCATGGTGGCGAGCTGTCGACGTTCCCAAGCCCTGAGGTCAATACTTACCGGAGTACCACCATGCTTAATGGTGATGGTCACCCCACAGTCAGCGTGATGGTCAATGTGAAAAGTCGCTTTTTCTAATTTCATATCTTTAAAATTCCTGTACTAAAACCGATCATAACGAATAGAAAAACAATAAATATCGCGCCAAATCCCACACAACAGGCCCCCAGCGAAATGCGTTTAAGGATTGCTCTGTTCATCACTTATCCCTCTTCTTCATGCCCGGCACCAAGGCCAGCGTTGGCGCGTTGGTGGGCGTTAATCAGATCAGATACTTCGCCGAGTGGGACGCCGCTTTCGCCACAATTTGCTAAGGCCAATTTAAGGAGGTCGCGCGCATTGCCATCGGTTTGGCCCAGCTGAATACAGACCGCCGCGTGACGAACACTCCCCACGGCTTTCTTCACATCAGCGCCAAGCGCGCGACAAGGTTGGTTCACAATTACAGTCAATCCTAAAATGGCATCATTGATATTTTGGGTTGGCATAATGTGGTCTCCTTTTGACCGGGGTTGAAGCCCCAAGAACAACCGTCCAAATCGTTCTTGGGGCAATCTGCGGGGGCACCTTGGTTACTTGAGGGAGGGGCCTCTCCGCTGATATCGTCTAAACGTTTTTCTCTTCTTGAGTTGAAACAGGTTGTGCACTGGCGAGATCAATCGTGATGGCGGTCCATTTGTCGCGCGGGCTGGGGCGTTTGTAAAACCGCACATATTCACGGGAGCCTTGAACCCGAATGGAGTCATTAAGGGCAGAGATCGCCGCAAGCCATTTTTCATCGTCGATGTTCACACGCCGCAAACCAAACAGGGCCGAGCGGTTGATCAGGCCTTTTTTGTCGACCTGAAAGGCATGGTCGACCAGAGCATGGATGTTATCGTCCGCCCCTTTCGACCATTCTCTAATACATTCATCAAACAGTGATTTCGCAATTTGTAATTCGGGACCAAAGTCCAGATAGTCTTGAACTTGAACCACCACTTTTTGACATCCATCATATGATGTTAGGGTGACATTGCCCTTTGCCCCGCCTTTTTTGGCATCGTATTTTTCTGCCAAAATATCCATGAATGTGTCTACATCGTTAGAGGTATACCCCCGAAACCGTGCAATCTGTTTATGCAAATCTTCGGCATGTGCAACCAAGCCTTTCACGGTCTGATCTTCAAGAAAGTCTTTCTCTTTCACGTGACTGATACGAACCAAACGGTCCTTGCTGTCTTTCATGTAACCTTCGGGTACGTCATTCATCGTCATCGTCCTTTTAATGTTGGGGTGTGGGTATTTCACGGATCAACGTCCGCACATAAATCAAGCGTTTTACGCAGTCTTCTGGGATTAGGTCTTTGGTGTTATACGCAGACCAATCCGCCCTGCTGATCAGGCTTGCGACAATCAACCTTGCGATTGATCGATTGGTCAAACTTGGAAAGAATTCATCACCCGTGGCACAGTGAGCGATTGCATAACCTTCCAATCCATTGTCGGTGATAATGAATGGGCCCATTAATTCGATATTTCTCATTTGCCGACCATCTTCGGTCGTGACCTCGACCCGAGCTTGGAGTGGGATAGCTAAGTCGTTCATTTCAGGCCCTCCGACCGATGGCTTCTAAACAGGTTTTGAAGGGCCTTAAAAGGGCATTCAAACAGGCTTAAAAGTGGTCTGATAACGCGGTTGATAAAACGTGTGCGGGTAAGGTGTTTCATATTTTGCGCCCCACATTGATCACACGGCATTCGACATAAATGGCTTGTAGCGCATCTTCCCAAGTTGGCTCTGGCATGCCACCACAGAAACCATGATGTTGAAGGATGGCGGCGCGAGGCGTAACACCAGCCCTTGCCAGTTCCATGGCTTTAGAAACGGCCTGCGCACAACTGCTGTTGTTGATTTGCTCAAGGGCTGTGAAATCATGAGGCTTCAAAAGGGTAATGCTCATGCCGCATCCCCCCCACCGGGCTTGCCATAAGTTGCCCCAATTTGACGGGATTTTATTTTTATGCGGACAACATTCTTGGGCAGATCATCTGTCCGTTGATTGGCCAACGGCAAGGTCATAGCCTCCAACGCTTTCGCATCAGCAGCTGCTGTTTCAATGATTGCGCAAATTCTAAAGACAGCTATGGCCTCCATCTTCACCCCCGTTTCGCTGTATTGACCAAGACGATCCGCAAGGGCTTGTAAGTTTTCTGACAACATGACTTATCCTCCGATCCGTGAAATTGAACATTTTCGGCAAGCACTTTCCATACGAACGCGATGGCTATTTGTGCGGTTTTTGTTTTTGGCGTGGGCTTGATGTTCAAGGCAGGCCGCCAAAGGGATGTCGTCGTTGACGGGGCAACGAACTGTCGCGGCCATAAACTCACCCTCAACCCGTTTTTGAAGCAGTTCCATATCGCCGCTGTACTTGTTCGCAAGCGCTGTGCTGACCACAGACCCACTGGTAAAACCCAAACGCTCGCCGACAATCCGCTGTGAAGTGGCATCGCATTCTTGAGCTAAGACCAAAACCCATGAAGGGCAGTCGTCGGCCCACGCGGCTGTGGCTTTTTCAACATTTGTGCGTTCATCATTGCTCATTCGACACCGCCTTTCGGCCACACAACGGTTTGAGTGTTCGGGTCAAAAACTTGATGGGTACGTTGAATTTGTGGAGCCAAAGGCCCCGGATTTTGGGAATTTACAAAACTATAACTTCTGGGCTTTTGTTTTTTGTTTTCACGCACGTATCCGGCCTTGACCAAATACTGCACATAAGTTTGCGCTGTGGTTTCTCTGATAGGTGCTTTTTCAGTCCCCGCAACCAACACAAGATCACCAATTGTAAACGGGCTTAAGTTTTTGATTGTGCGCCACATCGCCTCGGTGCCAAGGCCTTTGGTTATTAAGCTACCATCACGGCGAACGCGCGGGGTCTCGGCACCGTGGCCTTTGTAAAGACAATACACAGATGCATTGAATTTTTTCGTCGGAGCACACAAGCCTAAGATTTTGGCCGCAACAAGGCTGGCCATATAATCTTTGATCGTTTCAATATTGATTTCATGTTTGCATTCGTCATACACCTCGCGGGTCGTAAAGCGAGCATCACGTTTGCCAAGTTTGCGGATCGCCTTCCAAATATCGTCGCGACCATACGGTTTTTTCGATTTAGCGATTTCTTCGACTGATTTCCTTCCCATCACACGTCCTCCGCAGGATTCCAAACATCCAGCGTGATGTTAGTTTCCCCCGCCAACGCGGCGACTTCGCGCAACTCGTACAGCTTTACAGACACACGTCTGGCGCTACCGTTTGTGTTGGTACTTAATCGTTTAATGACGTCTGAATTTAATTTCAGGTCTGGGCAAATGATCTCGACCAATGCCTTGACATCGTCAATGTCGGGGGCTTGTGCCTTAACAAAACTCAATATACGGCTGGCAATGCGTTCATGTTTATTTAAGGCGGTGAATAAATTTAACTCGCCAATAAAGATGATGCTGGTCCCAGCCGCAGCGCATCCTTTGGAAATATCACGCACGATTTCGATCATGCCTTTCTTTTCCAAAAAATCAGCTTCATCAATAAACAAAGGCCGACCTGGATGATCCGCTAAGAAATCACCAATCTCATCTACGGCCTCTGAAATTGTCTTCTTCATGCTGGTCCGTGGTGCCAATAGGCCAAGCTCAACCATGATGGCTTCGCAAAATGCCTTCCTTGCCCAAACGGATTTACATTCAACGTAATACGCCCGAAAGACATTTGCTGCATGGGTTGCCGCGATGCTTTTACCTAATCCGGCCTGACCATAAAAAAGGCCAAAAGGTGGTAATTCCGGTTCTCGGTTTTGTAATTTTTCAACCAATTCAAGGAAGAGCGCCACGTTTTTCAATGGTGCAATGGTCTTGACGGGTGGCGGTGATAGTGTCATTTTATCCTCACTTAGTTTTGAAAACGTCCGTCCTTGCTCAACACTTGGCGGGCGTTTTTCTTTTTAGGCGGATGTTGCCGCCTCTCCAAAATTCTGCATACGCTTGAACGTTTTGTACTCAGCTGTATTCTGATATCCCTGTAGCCAGTTCCGATCTGCATCACTCACGGTATCTCCGGCATCCAGAACCACCTCAAGATCACAAGCCCGCGCAAAGCGTGTTTCTCGTGTCTCTGCGATTTTGCGGTGATCTTCGATTTGCTCAACAACACGACTTTTGACAACCTTCTGGGCGTCATTAAGCGGCGTGGTTTTGGGTTGGGGCCGCTTCATCAATTGATCTGTATTGAAAACCGGACGGGCAAGCGTGTTTTCCATAGGTGGCATGTTTGGTGGCGTAGGGAGCTGGTCCGCGATCTCTTGACCTGTAAGGGTCTTATGAAGAGCAAGATTCGCTTTATTGTTATTCATAAATTGCTTGCGTTTACGCCCATGATCACGCGCCGCGTCAGCATCACTAAAGCCGACCGCTTCAACCACATTGGCTTTGTCCAAATACGAACCATCCAAGCGATAAACGTGTATCCCGGCGTGGAGGTTGTCAGGATCAAAACGGATCACTAATTTTTGACCCATGTGGGCATGAAGGAAATCCGCCCAGTACCGATTGCCCATCAATTTAATCGAGCCATCAATGCGCGCGGCCTGTACGCCTTCCGCTGCCAACAACCATAATCTTTGCTGTTCTTCTGTGGCTCGATTTATGATTGATTTTTCATAGGACTCTTTAAAGGTTTGGTAAAATGAGCGACCTTTACAAACCTTGGCGCGGCGATCAGGGCGTTTATTGTGGGCATGAATGCCTTCATTAATGACCCGGACAAAATCTTCTAAAGGAACGGCTCTTGAACCATAATTTTCAGGTTTGTTTAACGGGTTGTTGCCCGTCCATGCGCCTTCGAATTCAGAGTGTTTGGCAATGTCATTACAGAAATCTCTAAAGGCCCTTTCAATGGGTTTTGATTGGCCGCTGTAAGGTAGGGTCCAATGAACCTCAACACCCAACTGGGTCAAAATACCGACAGGTTCATCGTCCTTGATTTTAAACCGGAACCGATTGGCAATACCGCCTGTCAACCATTTGCTGGCAAAGCTTCGACCATTATCCAGATAGATATGATCGGGAATGCCGAATTTTTCTACCATATCGCCGATGGCTAAACGTACTGCAACCTGATTTTCTGATTTGGCAATACGCCAGCCCACAAACATGCCGGAATACAAATCCTGAATGGCGATCAGCATGGCGCGGATGGGCTTTGGTTCGTCTGGCCATTGCACCCACACATCAAACTTGTGACCATCGGCATTTACAGCTTCCAGAGCATGAAACACGCTACGGTCTCTTTCTTGTGCCGGGTACAATGCTTTCAAGGCATCCACGCCTTTGCGGGCTAGAATTTGAACGGGAACGGCGACTTCGCGATCTATGCGGCGCTGTAATGTTTTAACGCTGGGAAGTTTTAAGCCCTGAGCATCCGCGATCTGCTTGCCAAGCCGATAACAGCTTTCAAAGGTCCGTCGTTCAGCGCGCAAAAAATCACTTTTAATGCTTTCCCAAATTTCGTCTGGGCAATCGACCGTTTTCGTCCGTCCGGCATAACGCGGGGCCAAGGCTGGAAGCCGATCCGCTTTGGCCACACCCGCAATTGCCTTGAGCCAATTGTAGACTGTGGACGATGCTACGCCTTCATTGGCGGCGACGGTTTCAACGGCGAGATTCTTTGTCAGGCCTCCACGCTGGAAAAGTTCAACGGAATTGATCACATGCAATTTCTTTTTCGCATCAGCTTTGCGTTTGTCAGAAAGGCCTTCAAAATGTGTCCATAATTCTGAGGCTGTGTGTTCGTCATGAACGATCTCTTTTGGCTCTTTCGCTGGGGCATGGTCCAAAACAATCTTGGCCTGCGTGGCGGAAGGTAAAAGCGTGTAATGATATTCAACACCACCGCCCCGACCTTCACGTTTGCGGGTGAGCTTGCCACCCGCGACATTGGTGCGACCTGCCCAGTTCTCTTTTTTGGCGCGCAGTTGAATGCCACGCTCGCCTCCAGGGATGCCGGGCAAAGCAAGGGCGGCCAACTCGGCGGCTGAATACCACTCGATCATGAGCCACCCCTTTGCCATTTTTTACGAGCAATTTTCTTGCTGATATTTAGGCTTTCAATTTTTTCAGAAAGCATGGCTTCTTCGACAGCGGCCGTGAACTTTTCAGGAATAACAGCATGTTCAAAAAGTTCGGCTCCGACATTCAACATTCGGACATCGCCCGTAACGTGGATCAGAGCAAGAACACGTACAAAACTTATGGTGTGTGTTTCTTTGGCTTCACTGGCGAAAGCATCCAACATATTGACGCTAACGTCTTCGCCAAGCCACGCGCTCATTTCTTCGGCGATCTTTTCTCTGGTTAGCCCTGAGGTTTTCATGGTCTCCGCTATCGCGTGAGCGATCCGGGCGCGTAGCGTCACTGTTTGAACCACCTTTGGGTCATACCGTTTGACAATCTCTGGAGGTTTCCAGTCGTTCAGCAAATCCAAGGTATCTGTGTCGCCTCGCTTCTGGACCATTACTTAAGCCCCCCATCTGAAATCCAGTCATCATCAACCAGCTGTTCCAAAAAGCGCTTTTTGGCCTTGGGATTTCCGGTACGGTTCCAAGTATCCAAAAGCTTCATGTACTGCTTGTCTTCTGGGGAAATATCCTCGGCCTTGGCATGGCCATTGATGACCTTTACGGCTTGAGCAACCGTCCCGTTATTGCCAGCGATATATTCAGCAACGGTGAGTTGGGCAACCGCGTCTAAACGAGATAAGGCTTCAAGCTCTTTTTGATTGTCTTCATAATCCGTGCCTCGAATTGTGTCAGCGGCGGCCTGAGTTAAACGTTCGCCGATTGAGGCCTCTCGTTCAATTGTACGGATCGCGCGGTCTGATCTGCTGGCAACTTCTGCATACCAATCTTTCAAGCCGCCATCGTTGGCAGACTGAAAATCATTACTTCGACGATCTCCACCATTTGTCGCTTGTGGGTTTTCTTCCTGATAAAGCCGTTTCAGTTCGGCTAAAAATTGCGCCCGTTCCAGCTTGTTGAGCTCATTTCGTGCGATGTTTTCAAGAATTTCATGACGACGAAGGTCGGCCTCGCTTCCTGAAATTAAAAAGGCTGAAATTTCTGTAAACCCAGCCTGCTGACATGCGGCAAGACGATGCCCCCCAGCGATTAAACGATATGCCTTTTCCCCTTTTGTTTTAGCAACCTCAATAGGCTGACATAAACCGCGCGATTTAATATCATGCGTCAGTGTAATTACGACCTCGGGGTTAACAGGGCGAAGTCGACCAGAAGTGTCAATATCTTCAATTTTTATGGAAATAACGTCCATGTCAGGCAGCCTTTCTATTTTTGACAAGCAAACCGAGTTTGGCTCTGCTATTCTTTCTTCTCCAATCGGCGGCGGGAATCGCAGGCCCATTGGGGTGGTGATATCGAGATGGCCAAAGGACGCTGGGTTTTGTACTTAGCTCCTTGGCAATTTCGGTCTGAATTCGTGGACGTACCTTGTCTCTAACAATGGCAACTGCCTGCGGACTGATCTTTAGTCGGCGAGCGATCATGGAAAGGCTTGAACCTTTCTTTTCAAGCCTTGCTTTCACATCGCTCCAGTGCTTGTCTTTACGTCTCTTCATTGGTGCTCACGAATACGGTTTAGGCCGTTTTTTTTGTGGGTTTAATTGGTTGTAGTTTCAACCTATTTTGGTCAAATATGGTTCTTTGTAAAGACCATTTTTAGTTTTCGGTGTTTATATTTTGCCAAAACTGGTCTTTTAATAGGTTATTTCTGGTGTTTTCAAATGGTTAGCGCAACTTCGAAGCAACAAAAAAAAGACGCCGATAACTTCGGTGTTGAGGCTCTTAAGTCCGAAATATCGGTGCGAATTCGCGAATCGATTCGCGAATCGGGTGGCAATGCCTTTGTTGCGGAAAAAAGTGGTCTTCCTCTACGAACCATCAGCAATTACGTTAGGGGCTTATCTGAACCTAAAATTATCTCACTGAGCAAAATTGCTGAGGTTTGTGGGGTTTCTCTGGATTGGCTTGCAACTGGCAAAAATCACAAGTTTTCATCCGAACCGCAACCGGCATTAGATAAGGAAGCCCTAGAAGAAGGCCCTGCACAAACAATCGCTGATATAGGGCAACGCTTGCGCCACTCGCGTGAAGTTTGCGAAGAGGCCGTTCAGGCTGTAGGCTGGGAACCACCGGCTGTTGTGTGGGAAGCTCTTCGTACAATGGCTTTCGGATATGACATGAAGGTTGAAGACGCCGCCCTTTTTTTAGAATCTATTAAATGTGCGATTGAAATCAAAAAGTGAGGGTTTAAAGGCTCATTAACGGCATTTAAAAGCACTCTAAATCCAAGTGTCTAAATCACCAAAATGGCCCGTACTCCAAAACCCAAACGTTTTTGATAAATAGCCCATTAAAGGCCCATTAAAAGGCTGAACTCCGGGGTTTGTCCCACGTTATCCCGCCCAGTCCCACGATATCCCGGATACTCTAATACCTAGTGTCCCCTAACATTGGCGAGCGAAACGGTCAGCTCTTTCAAGTAATCCGGCGAATATTTTCGATAAATTCGGCGCACCGTACCGGGGCTTGTTGCTGTCAAATCGCTTATCTGATCCACGGAATATCCATCCTCTGCCAGCCATGAAATAACCGAGTGTTTCAGAGTGTGAGGGGTGGCCCATGAAAGCTCTGCTTCTTTGGCCGCATCGTTGAAGGCGTGTTTTATGTTTTTGATAGGCTTGCCAAAATATTCGATCACATAGTTGGAGCTCGCTTCTTTCTTCATTAATGTCAAAGCTTCGATCACATCCTTCCCAACGGGAACGACTGTCCTGCGTTTTTTCGTTATCGCCAGCTCTGGGTCTCTGAAGTCCAGTCGCCCACGTTTTAGGTTCACGCGATCCCACGTCAAACCGAGGATTGCACCCTTTCGCGCTCCCGTGTTCATGGCGATCAAAATATATAGGCGCAAGTGCATCGACTTTGCTTTGTCGAATATCGCACTGGCTTGCTCTCGCGTTAAAAACCGTTCTCTGGGTGGACGTTTTGCCGGAACTTCTATGAACGGAGCCTTTTCTATCCATCCCGCTTGCAGAGCCATTTTTAACGTGGTGCGAAGCTCGAATAATTCTTCTCGCAAAGCTCCCGGTGCTGATTTTCTTTTTAACCAATACTCTTTTACAAATTGTGGAGTTATTCGGTCCGGTCTGATTGGTCCGAAATGTTTTTTCAACCCACTGTGAAAGAACGGCGTCCTTTTGGCCCTGTCTTTCCCCGAAGCCTCCAAGTCTGCCAGACGAATGTCTAGCAGAGCTGAAACCGTTGGTGACTTTGGTGTGTTTTTTGCCGCAAGGTATTCGCTTAGGAAGCATTGAGCCGCTCCCTCATCCGAAGTTCCCGTGCTGTAGACTTCCCGTCCATCTCGGATGTACCAATTGTCTTTCCGGGTAATTCTGACAATGCGTGCAGGTTTTCTTGGGCGTGACATGAAATGCGCTCCAAATATTCACTCAGAAATTCTTGGGAAATGCGGATCGCATACCCGGGCATATCTTGATATGACCTGATTTTTCCTTTGTGAACAAGTTGGCGAACAGTCTCATACGAACATCCGAGAAGAGTTGCGACCTGTCGAAGAGTGAAGTATGGCCCCTTATTTTTCACTGTGGCTTCCTCATGGTGAGAAAGCATCAAGTGATCATCCGTAGTTTTATGGGCTTGAGGATGGAGGGGTGGGTGTGTATTATGTTGATCATCAAACGGCCTCATCGGTCTTTCCTTTCGTTAGATTGGTGGAAACTGCTTCAACAGTTTCAGCGTTGTTTTTTGGTTTAGTGGAGCGGCTCAGGTCTTTTTGATCTGAGCCGTTTTTCTGTGCGGTTGTGTCGCGACCGAAGAAGAACCTATCTATTATGGTGCGCTTGTAATTACGTTCTCCGGGAAATGTTTCAATAAGATCTTGTTGAAGCTGTTCTCTGTTCGAGCGATTAGGAAGCGCAGATTTTAGCTCGCGCCTAGCCTCATCAAGATTTATTTCAATGTCTCCCATCACATTTTCAAGATAATGGATGCCTTGGATTAAAGGAGCTAATGTTCTGAGAGGAGCTGTTTTAAAATGTTGCTTGTCTTCATCATCTTCACAGACTACTGAGAAAACTTCACTAGGTGATAGGTTTAAGACACTCACAATTTTTGCCAGCATGGGAAGCGGAGGAAATTGACCATTAACCTCACCAGCTTGTTCATACTTAGCAATCGAATTGATATTTGCCCCAACAAGCGCAGACAACTGCTTACGGGTTAAACCCTCTGCAGCTCTGCCATTCTTGAGTAGTTTTCCTAAGCTCATTTTGTACCAATAATATCAAAAGTTTCTAAAATATAACTCAAACTAATATTATTAATATCTCCATATTTAGTGAATGTCAACTCCACTACTATATACAGACATAAAATTAAAAAGAGGCCCAAGATATGTTATCTGGGCCTCTTTATGTTTTGCGTAAAATCACGGGCATGGTTAGAGGAAGTCACCGCTCAAAAAGCTTTTCTTTTCGCTGGGCTCTTCACGCTTTGGAAATTCGTCAACATCCTCGAAATCATAACCATTATTATTGATCGTGAGCGTTCTAAGGTGAGGACGGATCAGTGGCATAAAGTTTTCATGCTCTCCCCAACTGGCACCATTTCCAAGGAATTCTCCTCGAATTGGTCGTTCGATGCCATATTCTTTTCTAAGCTCATTGGCAACAGTGATTAGGGCTTTGCTGTCGAGGGCATATAGATCAATCCCAAACATAGCGGTGTCAATGATACGCTCCTCAATGTTTCCGCAATATGCCTGAGCTTCGTCTGAGCTCTTACGGAACATATCGAGGATGCTGTCAGCCGTTTTACAATCGCCTTGATACAGTTCGCGCTCAACAGCCAAGGCTAGGAGCTCTTCTGGTTCACAGTACTTGAGAACCGAACGAATTTCTTCGATCAATGCAATAGCGCCACGCTGGGCACCTTCAAATTCATGAATGCGCATGTTGTCTAGGACAGTAAGCAGTCCATTAAAAGAATTCATTTGATCATTTTCGTTGGCTGGCTCGGAGGATTCCGCAATATCGGAATTGACGTTTAAAACATCCTCCGCGAAAGTCTCGGCGTCATTCGCGGAGGCCTGTGGTTCTGCGCTTTCTGTGGTTTCCGTGACTTTCGCGGAGGCTTCTTGAACGTCTTCACCGTTCAGCACCCAATTAATCGAAACGTCCAAGTGCTCGCAGATGGTTTGAAGGCGTGTTGTGTTCGGGTCCATGTCGCCACGTTCATACTTTTCGATTGTGCTGGCGGGAATGCCAGTAGCTTCGGCAAGTGCCTTGCGAGTGAAGTCGGCATCCGTGCGAGCCGCCTTAAGACGGTCGGCAATTGTCATGCCTTCATGTGTTGGAATGTCGCGTGTTGATTTAGTCATGATTTAAGTTCCTTTTGCCCTGCGAAAAAGTCAGGCGACATTCAGGGCAGGGGGAACCTGTTGTGCCTGTTTTGTAAAATTCTGGGGTGTGGTTTCTGGTCATTGGAGCGTTTCTCCATTCGAAGCATGACCAGAAGGGGGGGGAGGTCGATATCGTGACCTCGAATTCGTGTCCTGTTTCGGGACAGTTGTCGTTGTAGTGTGCTTCATAGGGGCGCTTCGCTTGAGAGAGGTATCAGAGCAGGCCTCAAGGGACTCCGTAGCGGCCCTCAGGGCATCGGCATCAATCCGGTCACGGTGGATGCGCCGGGCAAAGCCCACGGCCTCCTCAAGGCTATTTTCGCGGACTAAGGTGGTAAAATCACCTGTATATCCTTCAACAATGACACAAGGTTCCATGCGCGGATTGAAGTTAGGCATTGGTCGCGTAATGGCGACAACTACATTTTCAGTGCGTGAACCGTCACTGTCAGGCCGTTCTTCACGGGTCTTTTTCTCCGTAACTCGCCAAATCAATCGTCCATCAATAGTTTGAATGAGCATCAGCTTTTGCCCATTAGCCTTTAATTCAGAACGGAAGCGGCGCATTTCACCGAGTGGATGGAAAAACTTGAGCGGACCTTCTAGAACTTCAACCAGTTCGCCGTTCTCATCTTCGCGTGTTTTGACCTCTCCGGTTTCAGGGTCAAATTGTGCACGCCCACCTGATACTTGATGAAACAATTCGGCAAATTCTTCATCCGTTAAAAGATTAAATTCAGTGGGCTTGAAGACATATTTAACAACTTCATTGGGTTTCTTAATTTTGCTGTCATTCACATAACCTTTTGGAAAAAAGCCTTTGGAAAATTCTAGGAATTCTGCCCACTTCTTTTTGCCAAGGTAACGATTGCACCGGAACAAAACATGACTGTGCATATTCATCATGGCCGTGTTGTTATCATTACGATGAATGGTGTTTTCAACGTTGTAATATTCAATGGAAATGCCCAAGCGTTTCAGCTTTGGGTGAGCCGCAAATTTAGACATACGCCGGGTATGAGTTTTGTGGTTTTTTCGATAGTCAAACAGGGGACACCAGCCACCTGAAATGACAAGCATACGGAGCCGCCCGGGTCGGGTTACATCAAACATAAACCGCACATGTGACAGCATGCCGTGAACATTCTTAGATTGCTGTATTGGAATTAGATTGCAATTACGATAGTCCGGTAGTGCTTCAACTTCACCAGAAACAAGGCCAACTATTGCAAGGTCTCGGCCTGTGCGTCCACGAATGCCCATACGCTCTAATCGCAAAACAACATCTTCCGATTGTTCGCGAAGTCTTCGTTTGTTAATTTGGCTGTCTATATGGTGGTCTCTGGAAACTTCAGAGCCAACCAATTGTTCCCATATTTCTTTTGATGAAATTTCATTCTTCCCAGCATTCCATCCAAAGAAATCTTTAGCCGTGTTTTCGCGGGGCATTGGAAATTTGCGTTTTGCTTTAGGCTTGTCGTTCTTAGTACCTATTTTTTTCCAATACGTGGCTTTACGCTCTTCAGTCTCGGCCCTCTTATCAGCTTCAAACGCGGCCCAATTCATGTTGTTGTTGATCATTGGCTGGCCCTCTTATTGGCCCGGGCAATGGCAATGTCAGAAATTAACTTTGCGGCAACGCTTCCAATATGCTGGCAAGTTTCAAGGTGTCGCGAAACATCAACGCACGGAGCACTTTGAGACACCCGGGGCGCGGCCCCGGACCCCGGGATATTTGAAACAACAAAGCAAGTTTCTTGGAGGGAGCGAACGTCACAGATCGAGCTGGTGGAAAGATCGAAAGAGAATGCTTTGCGCCGAGTCCTTGTCTTGCTATAATCGCGACACGGAACAGCCGGGGACGGCGATGGCCGTACAACGAAGCAAGCGGCGGGCAGAAATGTTCCGCCGTTTCTCGTTTGTGTAAGGATGCTTTTCAATGCATTGCCCCCCGGTCAATTTGGGACAACAGCTCAGACATTCTTGTTTTTTCTTGGGTGTATTCCTCTCCGTAAACTTCGGTCCAAATCAGGTCAATTCGGTTCAGCACATAGAGTAATTGTTGGGCATGGCCTTTGCATTCAGCGAATGCCAGTTGCTCCATAACCACATCGGCTTGAAGCCTCCATAAAGCGTAAATGGTTGCCATTTTTGACAAAGAGGTGCTCATGCGCGCCTCCCGGCCAATTTAATGACTTCTCGAATATATTTTGAAACGGTATGTGGGTGGATGTTTTGCTGTCTGGCAATTTGCTTATTGCTTTGACCCGCCCAATAAAGTCTGCCGATTTCACGAATACGGCGTTGACGACGTTTGGCGTCAATCAAGCGTTTAAATCGTGTGACAGCGAATTCTAAATTTTGCCAAGGCACACCAAGGCTGTCCGCAACGGTTTTTAAAGCTTCACGGTTCTTTACAAAATTATTGGTGACACCATCACGGCGGAGCTTGCGATAACCAACACGGCCAAGAATATGAAATTCAGCTTTGTGCTTTTCACTACGTTCATGCTCTCGTTGTTTATTCGCATCAGAATTGCGATGTGCCTTGGCGGCGGCGATCCGTGCGATTTGCTCAAACTTGGAACCATTGGCACCAAACCATTCAGCAACCTCAATCGGCATTTCAATTGTGAGTGAAACATAACCGCGGCGTGGATGATCAGACAT